GTCTATGACTCTATTCTGAAGATTCGCAGGCGGTATCCAGCTGACCAAAAATCGCCCGTTCTTGTTTGGCGTCCATATCACACGGCTGTCTTGAATCCCGTTCTCCCAATGGAACGAGCCTCTCGTCAGCGTGGTGTTAATCATAACGCCATCATTGAAGTCAATCTGCTGATATATCTTAGTCAAATTGAACAGCGACATACGACTCTCATCACGGAATGCATGCGCCTCCGTGCGAGGGAACTGCCGATAAAACTCATTCATCGCATCTTGGTCCGACTTGAGCGACTGAACCTCGTTCTCCCAGTAGTTGACAGCGCCAGTATGAATCTCCATATCATCAACACCCATAATGGGCGCAGCAGGAGAGTTGATGACGGGCCACCCATACTTGTCGATATACCCCTCAAAGTTCCACTCCATCGGTATGAACAGCTTGTACATGCCGCTCTTAGTCTGCCCATTGGCATTGCGCTTAGATACATCCGAGTCGTCATACAGCTCCTTGAAGTTGCCCCCACCCTTAGCCTTGGCGTTACAGGTAGAGCCCATCATACACTTACCGACAATCTTACTACCGATACGGAGCGTTGTCTTCGTCACCCTCCAGTTGTTGAGGATGTTCTCCGGCGGTAGCCACTTACCGCTCTCATCATGAATCAGCAGCAGTAGCTTCTCGCCGTCATAGCTGTTGTCAGCAGTATTGCGCCAGTCAATAGTCGTGTTCAACCCATCAGGGGATGAATCAGACATCACCTCATGGATATTCTTGCGAGTTATCTTCGATGCCGGCAATCGGTAGGCAAGCTCCATCTTAGGTTTGTCCATGCCATCCTGTATCGGCTTGAAAAAAAACGGGTAGTTTGTGGATATAGGGACAACTTTATCCGTAAACATCTTCTTGGCGTCAGCACCAGTCTTAGATAGTATGCCAATGCGGGCGTTGCGGGATAGCGTGCCTAAGTTAACAGCCATAGACGAACTCATAAACGAGAACCCCGAGCGCCTAATCTTCAGGTAGCACATGCCGAATGACCTCGGGTCAGCCATGCACGCCTCCCAAAAAATGAAGAAGATTCTATTGGCCTCACGAAAGTCAGGGTACCCAACGTCAATCTTACTCCACTGAAGATACATGTAGTAAGCACCGGTAATATATGTCGGCACCCCGTTGTTCATGAACCAAGTGCCCGCATCCCTCTTGTCAAACTCAGCCTCAATGTACGGCGCATATGACTCCTTGAAATCTCGTGGCATGTCATTCCACTGGAATATTGACTTAATCTTGTCCAACTGAGCAGGGTAGTTAATCCGCTCCCAGTACTGCTCTGACCTCTTGCCTGATCGCTGATAAATCTGCTGGGGTATCTCCGGTATGCCTATTTTCAACCCGGATATCTCATAGACAGCGCCAAGGGTGCCATTCTTGGAGATGACCACAATGTCATATTCTCTATTGTAGCCATACACCCACTTCTTCTTCTGAATGGGCGCAGGCAGTACCTTGTACAGGCTATTTTGAACGTCTTTCTGCGAACCCATGTCCATGTGTTTCGTTAGAAGCCATAGGTGCATTCAGTATGTCCTCCTCCTGCTGTATCCTAGACAATATATCGAATGCGTCCATAATCGCCAGTTTCTTGGTGGCAGCAGCGTTCTTCATCCTGTCAGCACTCAAGTCATCTTCACTCCCTGTAATGATGTCCTGCTCGGCAACTTTGATAAGATGCTCAACGGCCTTACGACCTGCCTTGATGATGTCACGCTTATACTGCTCAGTGGTCTTCATACCTTGACTGCAATGTTGTTGGTAAACATACGATACAAGACCTCGCCATCAACTTCGAACTCATACTCGCTCTCCGGCTGATAGATGACCTCATCGCCCTCCCTCAATCCAAGAGCCGTCAGCTCATCGTTGATGTACCTAATAGTGCCATACAGCGGCTCTGACCTGCCTCCCTTGTATAGTATCCACTCCTTCTCATCTAACGGCTTCACGAAGCAGTACTTGTCATGAGCACGCCACTTGCTGTCATCAGACTTGAACAGGAAAAACTGGTCGTAGTCTAAGACAAACGTATTCTCACCAAAGAATGACTTTCCACTCTTTTGCCTGCCATACATGTCATAGTAGAACTTGAAGACATTATGATGGACTATGAGCGTGTCACCGGGCTTAATAGGCCCCGTGTACTCCATGGGCGTGCTGATAACCTCAGCATACCTGTTTGAGAACCGATGGTCTTCTTGAGAGACACTTACAATGAAGTCAACACCCCAGTCACGGGTGTTGTCATAACGCCGGTCTTTCTTCGGCTTGACGATAAACTGAAATGGAGAGCGCATCAGATGACCTCATACTCAATTGATATGGGCATGCAAGAGTTAAACTCCTTCCATAGCATGTGCTCATTGCGAGAGTTGGAGATGTGTATCTTGATGCCACCTGATGAATCTTTCTTGATTAGGGATATCCTAAAGTCGCCAGTCTTGTTGATTACAGGCTGATTAAGCTCGTAATGCATTCCATTTTTGTAATCCTGGCCTATTCCTACTTTTCGTATCATATTAAATTGGTTTAACTCTCCTGCCCATTCCCACCTGTGCCTTCTCTCTCTTTTTTGCCGCTAACTTAGCGCTCCCGACCTCAGATGCAGTCTTTGGTGTCTTTGATGACACCTTGCGACTTGGCCGGCAGTATTCGTTGCTTCCGCCTGCGCCACAAGCCTTACCCGTTCTTGTGTCCTTCCACTTCTCCGCTTCCCAGCGCTTTAGATTTGACCCCGCCTCCCCCTTGCGCACAGAGCCGGATTGCTTCCGGCACTTGGCGATAGCCTGCGATGCCCTTGCAGAAGGGAAGACATCATATTGAGCCTTGACCTTTCTGTAACAGGCGTCTTTCACTTACGAGTAGTTTTTTTATTCTGGCCATTAGATTTGACCTTTGTTGCTGCCTGAATGGCTTGAGCAGTTTTTAGTAGTCCAACCTTCTTTTTGCCTTCCCCTGCGTATTTACTAAAACCCGACAGTTCTTTAGATATATCTACCGGCTTGTAGCCTCTCAGCCAATCTTGTTTGTAAAGATTAGCTTCTGATGTAGGTATATGGGTACTAGGTCTCAGAAGCTTTCCACTATTATCAAAAACAGCTCCATGTGTCCTAACCTCATCTGTAACAGTCTTTCCTTTAGCTCCTCCTGTAAATCTTGCGTCATCAACGGCATTCTTTACTTCCGCCATATAGGGACCTTTAAAAGGTCTAAACTTATTCGGTTTGCCACCATACATTCTTCCGTCAGGAGGCGATCCCATCACATAAGAAGTGCTTTTATGCACTCTGCCTATATCGCTGCCTTTTGCGCTAGACCTTAACATTTTACTTTCTACAGCATCTTTTAAGCCCTTTTCACCCCCTATCATTCTATAAGCAGAAGTAGGATTAGGCTTAAATTTAGCAGAAGACTTGAGGGATGCCCTAGCCAAGGCAGCGCCTTTTATGACTGTTTTAGCAGCGCCCCCTACAATAAAGGGGTCTAAAACAGCGTCAACGGCAAATGCGCCAACACGATTTTTAATCCCCATAGCTTCAGATGGAGTCTGCTTCTTACCGGTAAATAGCTGAACCATTCTACGCTGAGGCTCTCCACTTAAATGAGCCGCACCCTTAATGAAATCAGCTCTGCCCCTCCTAACAGCATCTGCAATGGGATTCGGCCTAACATTAACAGTAGGCAAGGTAACAGGGCCGTATGTCTTAGGGGCCTCTTTCGGCGATGTCTTCTTTTTAGGCATTTTTTTAGGCATTTTTACTTGCGGACAATTTTCGTTTTCTTAACCTCGCCATTAGGAGAGGCTGTTTTTACTTTAACTTTTTGGCTTCCGTCTTTTCTGAATACGGACTTTGACTTCTCAACAGTGCCATCAGGATACCTATTCGTGTCTTTCTCGACATCACGAACGTACTTTTTCTTAAGATTTGGTTTTGGCTTCATCATATTTGTCTCACTATAATGTTAAGGTGCTCTAAAGTTATGGCAGTAGTTCCAGTCGCATTAGTGCAATAAACTTGAATTGTCTCTGATGTCGCTAACGTAACAATAACGCTATTTGAAGTACTGGTAGACTTTCCGCCCGAAGATGTAACAGTATCTGATTCGCTGTAAGATATGGTAGTTCCATTCTTGGCCAACCTAAACATAATGTTATTGTTGTTTCCAGAAGTACAAGACACGTGGTAAGTAACTAAAAATGTTCTATTCGTCCCATTGTTAGTCACCACCCCAGATCCACTTTGAACCAAAGTATTGTCATTTGTAGCGCCCTGTGTAGTTCCGCAAACCAATGGATAGAATGTACCCGCAACAGCAATAGAGGTACTGCCCCCAGATGACGCGTCGTAAATCTCCGTATAAGCGCCTGACAAGCTAGCAACAGTAACATTTTTCGTTGCATTACTATCGCTTGCGTCAGTAACGGTTACTAAGTCGTTACTGGCAGGAGCAACTACAGGATATGTACTTATTTTGGGCATTTACTTGCAGGAGCTTGATTTAGGCTTCTTCATTCCAGGGAGAGGAGTCTTACCGCCTTTGGCGTAAGTAGTGGGCATCTTGCCTCCTTTTTTGTAATTTGTAGCAGGGTCTTGCTCATCCCTGTACGCCCCCGCAGGACTAAGCGCTCTTTTAACTATTTCATCTTTATCTCTTGTACTAAACTTGTTGTTTGGGCCACCAAATCCTCTTTTATCAAGAAATTTCTCTAACAAATCCAAGTCTTCTTTTTCCCTAGTGGAATCCGAACTAATAGGCGTCCTAAACGCTTTATACAACCTAAGACGTTGAGATATATCCCTGGCATTTTGAACGGAATCTCGAGGGCTTGCAAAATTAGGTTTTGGCGCTGATGTAGGTTTTGGCGCTGATGCCTTTTTTTTAGGAGGCTCTTGAGTCTTACCTTTTTTAGACGTGTTTTTCATTTTTCGAATTTTTTAATGATGCTGCAAATATAACTATGTAATCCATCCTT